AGTATTAATATCTACTTGCATAGTTTTTCCAGAAATGGAAAGAATTGTGCAATATTTTTTATTAATTTGAGTCATTCCAACTACATCTCGTATATAAATACGCTTTCCAACATAAAATCCGGCAGCTAAAACGTCATAAGAGCATGTAATTGTGGCAGTTGTAGCTTTGTTAATACCAACAATTTGTAAACGCTTTCCATTTATCAAAACACTGAATCTACCGGCATTTTTAAATTTATTTCCAAATATTTTAAGATCTTTACCTCCATTAATTATTTGAATGGCGTGTGGAGAGTTGCCTTCTCCAATAACATTGCTGCTATACAAGCCGTTTTCTACATTATTAATAGAAATAGCTTGATCGTAAAAATTATTTATGAAATTAGAATTAACTACGAATTCACCTTTATTGGTTTTGTCGTTATATGTTTCAATTCCTATTGAGCAACCATCTATAATATTATCTGTTATAGAAATAACTCCATTTCCAAAAGCGCTAATAGCAAACGATTTTATATTTCTTATTATATTTTTACTAATTACCGCATTTCTATTTCCATCTGTATTTACTGGATTATCTTGACTATTCCAGTACTCGATACCATGTCTATCTAAGCCCCAAATTCTATTTTCTGTAATAATTGCGCCGTCTGCATAATTACCTATCCAAATTGCATTTGATAAAACAGGATGTTGTTGATTTTTATATCTTCCAGCTATTCTATTATTCTTTAAAGATGTATCTAGTAGTCTCCAATTTAAATGAATTGCTGTATGTGTAAATCCATAAAAATGACAATCTTCAATTAATAAATCGTTTAACCAAAAAGCATCTGTTGAACCCGGCCATCTCCATACTCCGCCAAGCGTATTTAAAAATTTACAACCAACTATTTTTAATCCCGAAGTATCTGCCACTCCATTATCTATTCTGATCGCAATACCCCCACTTTCTGAATCCTTAGTTAAAGGATGTCCTCCATCAATAGTTAAATTTACAAATTGGCAATTTTTTGCCTCAACTTTAAAAATGTCGACATATAAATCACTGCTTGTTCTATGAGAATTTATAATTTTCGCTTTATCAGATAATCCTACAATTTTAGTTTCGTCTCCATTAAGAATTAAACTTTCATTTACTGCTATAGGTGAATCTATTAAAATTATTTTATTTTTTTCTAATGCCCGTTGCAAAGAAAGCTGATTATCTACAAATACATAAGATAATTCAGGTTGTGGTAAAGGGCTGGGAGCTGGAGTTAAACCTGTAAATAAATCTCCAAACTCTTTAATCCAATTGGCAACTTCTATAGGGCTCATAACAAATATTATTTATGTATCTATAGATAATTTACACCTGAATTACAGCTATTATCTTGGCTATTATGTTTTTAAATTTTGTTTATACAGATTTAAATTAGACAATATTCTCTCTCTGTGTTCCAAGGGTGTATGAGGATTAGCCAATAACTTTTGACAAGCTTGTAAACCTATTTCATGTCTATTTACATAAAAAGCTGTGGCCCCAACTTCGTCCAGCATTCTCCATGAATAGCAATCTTCTTCTACAAACAAACTGTTTCTAGGTAATGGTATATTTACTCCTGCGTTTGCATAAATAAATGCTTTCTTAGAGTTTCCATTTAAACGAAAATATAAAGAAAGTTTACATAGAGATTCTGCTCTATGAGGGCAAGCTTCATATGCATTTATATATGCTTCTACAATTTCTTTTTCTGGTCTTTTTAAAATCTCCCTACACATTCCTATCTTATACCAAGAATAGAAAATTTCTTCTTCCCAAGCTCCAAGTTCAACACGTTTTAAAAATTCTATTTCTGCTAATTCAAAATACTCCGCGTCAAATGCAGACTGTGCGGCATAAAATTGTTTGCGAGGCTGATTGGGATTTTCAATTAAATATTTTTTTAGAAATAAATAGTCTTTTGTATATTTTTCTCTAGAGCTTCCAGCTGATAAAAGTCTTCCTCCAGCAGCTCTTGCTGTCCATTTATAATCACCATTTAAATCACCAATTTTAACTTCTCCGTCACACGTTGCATATTCATGCAGAGGTTCTTCATAACGCCATTTTTTATTTTTTAAATTAAAAATTTGTACCCGTTTCCAAGATACAGAACCGGAACTCATCACTACATTGTAAGCGTCATATCGACTATCAAGAGAGCGAATTGGAAAATTTCCGGAAATACTATCATCGGCGTCAATCATCAGCGCCCATTGAGTTTTTCCGTAACAAGCTTGTAGGGCTAACGAGCGATTGTGTCCAAAATCAACCCATTTATGATCTAAAATTTCACCTTTGATGCCGCGAGCATTAAAAAAAGAAGCTATTACCTCTTTCGTATTATCTGTAGAGCCAGTATCACATATCACATAGTAATCTATATACGGCGCTACAGAAGAAAGGCACCTCTCTAAGTTAGGTGCCTCGTTCTTAACTATCATAGTTAAGGTTAAAAAATGCATTATTCTTTAACTCTTAAATTCTGCAATGCTACCGGAGCTTGAATAGTTAATTCATTACTCTTTGGACCTTCAACGCTCAAATTATTAATCGCTGATACGGCGTATGTAGTAGTTACACTTTTAGCTGGAAGATTAAAAACTTTACCAGACGTAACTCGCCAAATTGGCTTCCAAGTCACAGATGTTCCAGATATAACCTTCTCATACACAATGTATGCCACAATGTTTGCTGTAGAAGGGTTTGGATCATCCCAAGTAATTTCTGGCTTTGCTATTGCAGCGCCACTTAACAAGAGAGATAGTAGTGTTACTTTTAACGTTCTCATATATTATATACAGTTATTGTTGTCTAATGTGTTTAGAATTTGTTTTAAAGTTTCAATTTTTCCTTTGTTTATAAAATATTTGGCATTTCGTAGATTTTGCCAGCCCTCTTCTTCTAATTTTAAAAAGTGCAGCTGCCAACGCAAAGCTTTTACTTCCTTATTAGAAATAATATGAAATCCAAGCAGTTGGCAGATAAACCGTATCATATCAAATATTAATTACACCCGGAAATCTATTTCCGGATTTTAGAGCTATCAACCTCACGTTTGTTATAGCAATATTTTCTGGAAACATGGATGTTTTCTTATAATTCTCAACAAAACGAATAGAATTATTGTTTATATATGACGCTTGTTCTTTTCTTGTATAATAATTAAAACTATTTTCATTCCAGAAACTTACATGGGTTGGATCTTGCCAAGCACCTCTACCATCAGTCGACGGAACTTCGATAAAAGCCCAACCCCCATTAGATAATACTCTATGTATTTCACTCATTATCTTAATAGGATCTTTGAATAGCTGAATAGAGTGACTGAGATTTATAACACCAACTGACGAATTGTCAAGCGGAATCTTCTCTATATTTGTTAATACTTTTTCACATCCATTTTTTACATCTAGTCTGGGATTCAAATCTACTACTTTTAATTTGTTATTTTTCGCATCTTTAACAGCTAAATCCCAAATGTATTTATCCCCTAATTCAACAGTCACTTGTTGAATTAAATCGCTTCTTTGAAGCCAGTTGTTGTCCCCTGTAATACGATAAATATACAAAACTTCTGGAATGTGAACCATTTTTGTAGCTAAAAATGTTCTAATCATTAATTCATGATCGTCACAAACTGAATAATCTGGATTGTGACCCTTGAGAGATAAGTATAAAGTAGTTCTCCATGCCCGCACATGATCGGGCGCGTACCAAATATATTGCAAGCTATGACTTGTTGGAGCAAAAGTATTCATAGCATATAAGCTTTTGCCTTTCCAATTGAATTTAGAATATGTCCATCCAATACTTGGATTATAAGGTTGAAATGAGTCTTGATGGTGATAAACAGCGCTATTACTGTAAGCAAATCCTACGGAAGGATCTTGAAATGCGGATACTAATTTCTCAAGGCAGTTTGGAGTAATCATGTCATCATGATCTACTTCGACTAAAATTTCTCCAAGCCCTAGCATAAAAGCATTTTTTTTGATTTCTCCTATAGATTGAGAAAAATTAGAAGCTCTGAAAATTTTAATACGAGCATCTCCGAATCGAATAATTGGAGGCAAGTCAACTTCCGAAGCTTCACCATTCAAATATATAACCCATTCCCAATTAGTGTAAGACTGATTTTTTATACAGTCGTACAGATCTAATAAAAAAGCATTTTGTAAATTGGTTGGAGTTATAATACTACATTTCATATTTTATTATTTTTTGGACGCCAAGTGGATAAGTTTAACTTATTTAAAATATTTTTCTTGTCTTTTCTATTTGCATGAATAAAAAAATACCTTTTTTTACTAGATCTTTTTTCCTTATATAGTAAATCTCCGTATTTTTCCTTCATCTTCGATAACTTATTTTTTGAATGTTTAAATTCTCTAAAAAGTGTACTTTGATGTAAATGTTCTTTCCCCTTAACCTTCCAGTCAAAGTGATAGCTTTCGCTTTCGCCGCCATCTTGGAAATTAGATGCTTTATAAATAGTACCGATATGGTCAACAAATGTATCGGCGTAAGAAACAATTATTAAAGGCTGAGGAAGTAGTTTTATTGAATTAGATATCAATATACTTGCTTCATTTTTTATATTATTTTTTAAAAAAAGCCTGTTTAATTCTATAACTATATTGGCATATTCTACTCCAGCCAAACTCTTTTTGACAGCTGGAGAGGAAGGTGTCCCGTATGATACAGCTCCAACTAATTCATCTTTACAAAATAAACCAAACAAGAATGATATTCTAGGCCACTTATGTAAGTAATGCCCTTTTAGAAAAAAATCTTTAGCGGCTTCTCTATCTATCGCTTTTACGCAATAATCTTCTTTTTTAGCTTCCATTCATAATAACTTCTGCGCGTAATTTAAGTTCTTCCGCCTCTGAATCTGTTACCGTATAAATATAACTATTTATGATATGTTGTGTGGCAGGTAATCCAGATATTTCTGATATAACAGAAGACTTGTTTCGAGCGTCGTCTATTAAACTGTGTATTTGTTGTATAGCCTGTTGTATATGAGGCCCATTTGGACCTTCTGATATATCTATGTGAATAGTTAGTTTCCCAAACTTAGATTTTACTTGGGCTAATTTTATATCTAAATTAACTTTTTTTACTATTTTTTCTATGGAATTTAAGGTATCATCTAACAAAGCATACCATCCATCACCACAATCGAAACCCCATGCCATACATGTATTTTTGGGGTCTCCTTTATAATCTCTACATAATTGTGGGTATTTATTTCGTAAACTTAACTCTAGCTCTTCTTTCATTTTTTATTACTCCATGATTTTCGTCGTTCTAAAATTTCATCGGCTTTATCAAAAATTAAATCAACTGAATGAGTCCCTATTAGCCTATCTTGCCCTAATACATTAATGATATTATCTCTTCCCTTTTCATTTAAAGAGTGCACTAAATATTTAGGTATTTGTTTGTTATTTTTTTCACACCATTGTTTTAAAAAAACAGCACAGTGATAACCTGTTTTTTCAATAACTTTATTATAATCAAAAGCTTCTTGATTGGTATTGCATCTAATACATTCGAAAGTGCTCGACCTATCTAAGTCGTGATCGAAAGATATTATTTTAAATTCTTGAGACTCAACAGCTTCCACAAACGATTCAAAGTTGCGAACTATCATCCAATTTGTAGCATTGTAATCGTAATTAACCCAATGCACAGTTGTAGGCCATCTTTCATCATCTAAAAATAGATTCATGATTTCTTTTTGTTTCTCCAGTCTCGTAGATTTTGTCTGCATTTTTCTTTGTTCTCTTGTCTATATCGCTTGGAATATTCTCTTTGACACTCTTTGCAAAAAGTTTGTAATTTGCCCCGATTCCAAGAAAAAAAAGATGGATCTAAAGATCTTTTACAACAACTACATGTTTTCATTTAGCATTTAAAAAAACGTTGTATAATTTAGCAGCCGCACTATTCCAAGAATTGCTGCTAATGAATAATTTTCTATCCTCAATCATTTTTTGAGGATTATTTTTTTGATTAAAGATGTCCGATATAGCTTTAACCCATTCGTTTAAGTCATTTAATTTCAATACTGTATCATCTAATCCGCTAAATAAATTTGCATGAGAAACTAATAAGGGGGTAGACGTTTGCAATACAATTCTAGCCATACCGCTAGCCGCATATACATCAAAATCTGGTCCGGGTTTATAGGGTAGAACTACAACCGTACTCGTTCTAATGTAAGACATTAAAACTTCATGACTTACAAAACCCCTATCAATAACTACGTTATGATTTAGATTTAAATTATTTATTTTTTCAATTAATTGCGCGTATAAAGCATCATGTTCAGATTGACATTTCGGATTCTCTGAAGCAACAATTAAATACAAAACATCTGGAAATTCTTTTTTAACTTCAGCTATTACATCCAGCATTCCTAAATGGTTTTTATAATTAAATAAAAATCCGGTTTGTAAAATAACATGGTTATTCCCTAAATGATTCCAAAGTTTAGGTAATATACTGTTACTACTATCTCCAAAAGAGCAACCGTGATGTACTACATGAATATTTTCTTGATTTAAGCCTTTGCGAATGAGCGCTTGTTTAGCTTCTTCAGAATGAACAACAACATTCTTGCAAATTGATTCTGTAACAAGCTTATCTTTATGTAGTTCGTAAACTGAATGGAAAATACTAACTACTTTGTAAGATTTTAATTTAAAATACGATACAAGATTTGTAAAGTAATATGCTTTTGGGAAGATTCCATACTCATGACTGAACAAAACGATATCTGGCTTATAAGCGTCTACAGCGTCTATTAAGTCTAGTTTTGGAAATTCGTTTCTACTCCAACAATAGTTTATTTCATCGCTTGTTTGTCCATTTTTTTCTGCAAAAAAACGTACATCATACATTTTTTTCAAAGCTAAATAAAGCTGTTCGTTGTATGTGGCTATTCCACACTGAGAATAAATATTCCCAATAAATGCGACTTTGAACAATCGATTCATATTACTTTTTAAAAAACCCCTTAATTTTGTTCTTGGTTTTTCTAATAATAACAAGAACAAAGAACCATACTGTAATAATTATATTACAGCTGCTTCCATTTGGAGGTTCACAACAATGCGGTGTCTTCATGCTTAAATATTTAAAAAACGATCTTTTACTTCTCCCCACTTCTTTCTAGAAGATACACCGTATTCACTACTTACTTTCATCAAAGTTTCGTTTTTCTTAACTTTTTCAAAAGTATTTTTTAACTTATTTAATTCAACTTCCCAATAATTGATTGAAAAATCTTGAAGTCCAAGTTCTTTTAAAAAATTGGCATTTTTTGAGTGATGTGTTATATCTATAAATTTGGTTTGCTGCTTTAATGCAAAAAGAGAAGAGTGATAACGACTTGAAATTACTAAACTAGATTCATTTATTAAACTCTCTAATTTACTAGATGAATATTCCCATCGTACGTCATGGGATTTTATAAATCCTTTTAAGACGCCATGAATTACGTTATCATTAACGTCAGAATCTGTTTGGCAGGGTGCTAAAACTATTTGATAGCCTTGAGATGATAAATAGTCTAAAAATGAGGCTATTTCTACCATGGCTTTTTCTGCAAAAAGTCTTTCTCTATGATTTTGAGAGAAAAAGTTTTTAAAGATATAGTAATTTAGACAAACAACTACCTGCTTTAAAGGCTCAGATTCTACAAAATTAGATTCAAGAGTTAAACTAATGTCAGGAGCATACATTACGTTATCTTTTGGAATAAACTGTTTAGCATACTCAAGGGAATAAGAATCCCTAACTACAGCTAACGCAATTTTTGGTCCAATTTCGGCCAAAATTGGCTGAGCTTCCACCGTTAGATTTACATTAAATAAACACAGGCGCTGCTGATCGTTTACTTGCTTATGAAAGTTATTTTTAAAGAACCAAAAATTGGGAGAAATTATACCACCACCACCTAGTGCTATATATTCAAAACTTGGCAATATTTTTTCGAATATATTTTCCTTTTTAAAATTAAGAGCCTCTTCGGATTCTTTATCTGAAAAAACAGCCGCCGAAATATTGATATTTTTGAAAAAATCTATTATGGCTGATCTCATCAACGAGTCTCCATAATTTTTATATCCATAAAAACCACACAGGGCCAAATTGCTCATATTATTTATAAAATAGGAGCGCCATTATATCACACTTTTTTTAAATGTCAAGCGTTTTCTGTCGTTATCGAATTTTTTAGAATTCCAGCCAAGAACATGGAGACATTATGTTCGGTAGCTAAATGCAAGCACTCGCTATCCAAGTCTGTAATAGGTTCTTCTAAATATTTATCTATAGATTCATTCCATTTCTCAGCAGGGACATTCGAAACGATGGCTTCACTAATACTCCAACACAAATCTTTTTGACTCTTTGTTAAACGTTTAATATTATTTTTAGATCTAAAATTTGCTTCAACATTTTCAATTAATTCGTTTGCTGAGCGAATGTGATCTGATATTTTTTGTAAACTAAATTTAGAAGCTCCTACGGGAGAAACTTTTTTTGTACTTTGTGGAGCCTTTGATCCATCGGGTCTTCCTTCTTCCTTTTTTTGACCTCCTATTAATGGTTCATATAGACCCTTATCCTTTAATTTCTTAAATTCCTCTTGAGATATTAATGAATTTTCAGGTAGAGGTAAAGAATGGCTTTCAAAAGCGTAAAAAAGCTCTTCCGGAGTTAGAATTCCAAGCTCTGCTAAGCGAGTATATACTTTCATGTACTCGACTTCTTCTTTAAGGTCTACTTCGTCAAAAACTGGTTCTGGTATTTCATTAAATCCCATTTCTTGAGCGATCAATTTCATTTCCGGTTTTAAAAATCCGTTAAGATAAGCATCTCTAGCAGACTGCAATCTTTCTAGAAATACTTTAATCTTAACCATAGAATTCGCGAATTTTTCTTCGCCCCAAAATATATTCATCAATCCATTTGCTATATCCTCGTTTACAACTTGATATTTTTCCGGACCTAATATCTTCTTTAAATCTGGTAATACGAATTCGGCAGATGTTGTATAATCCGAAACTAATACTCTACCAACACTTTCTTGTTGAAACAAGCTTTCTAATTCAGATAGAATACGAGCATTTAATGCAGGCTCTCTCTCAGCTTCTCCAGCCTTGATTAAAAGAATCATGTAGTCGGCTGTTCTAGCTATAGCCTTCTCCATTTTTTTAAATTCTAATTTAAGGTCTATATCAAACAATACTGGATAGTACATTGGAATAGCTAGAGCCTCATAGTCCTGTTTTCCGCAAAAAATAGCTACTAAATATTTGGGATCTATAGGTATTAGAGGTTTTTGACCTTTTTTGATTTGTTGTTTTACATCGGAAGGAAAAGAGTCAAAAAGTTCTATCTCTTCTGGGGTAGAAGGTTTTTTAAGTCTAGCTAATTCATAATCGTTTAACAGCTTACTATAAACAGCATTTACAAATGTAGCGGCTCCTTCACAGCGCATATCTGCCGGATTCAATATTGAATAGCGCATTGGTACTAGCTTAACAACCTCAGCTTTACTCTCTTTGTCTGTTCCACGAGCCATTTGATTTAGTTCTGAAAGAGACATTTTATAAATGTATTTGTACACAAATACGTTTCCAGATCTAAACCATTCTCTAAAAAAACGTTCTGCCAAAGACCATCCACCAATTCTTTTATACCAATTGTCAAAAAATGTAACCGCTCGTTTATTTCTTCCTTTAAAATGCAGCTTGGAATTTGAGAATTCAGTCTGAATATCTATGGTATTACGAAAAATTGGGATGTTGTAATAAGCTTTTTGACATAAGCAAATAGCTTGGTCTGCACTAATTGATCCCGCGCTCTCGCGCCCGTAAGGAGACACTCCTCTCCAAATATTTTCCAATTCCCCTGCTAATTCTGAATAATACGTTTGACCCCCTGTCCCTCTACCTCTCGTATTAGTTGAAGATTCTACAACAAATTTAGGTAAAAATGTATCTGTATTAGCTGTAGCTATATTACTTTTTTTGCGCGGCATAATTTTATATACACCTTTAAGTCAAAAAAATTGCTATAAAAAATTTATAATTTGATTTTGAATTTATTTAAACATTTTTGGAGAGTAATAGAACTGAAGAGTTGGCGCTTGTCTAAATAGATTAAAATAACATTTAACACCCCAAGCTCCTAGAAGCAGCGCTGTATATGAGTCTCTTCTCGGTTTTTTTGGGCTAGAATCCTTTCTCATCGAAGCTGGCAAGTCGTAATTATGGTGACCATTTATGTTTGTTGTCAATTCTATTAACGAGCATTCCTTCTTCGTTAAATTAATCATATCGGCTAAATGGTCGACAAACTCGTTTTTAGCTTCAGCTAAGTAAGATTGTGGTAACACTTCATCTGGATTAGACGATAATTTGTTGATATCTTGATGAGTGGCGTAGTGAAGATTTTGAATTGGAAATGGAGTGTTTAAAGCCGTTTCTAAGTCGCTTTCGTTGAAAACTGGAGCCGCAAAACGAATCTTCTTTTTTTCTATCATCCACTGTAAGTTTTCGTTAGCCTGTCTAATCCATTGTTCAACCCCGAAAGGTTGAGAATGTACTATTTTTCCAATTGCTGGATTAAAGTTTTGCTTTGAGAATGTAATGCCTTCTAAAAAGTTTTGATTTAAAAAATCATGCTCAAACAATTCTAGCTTTTTTGGTAGGAAATTAAACTCGTTGGCTATACTTATAAATGCTGGACCACCAGAGTTGTCCATTATAATGTAAACGATATTAAAATACTCCAAGATGTATTTGAGGTACAAACATCTTTTCTCGTTTGTTGTATTTGGCAAAGCGTACGCGTGAACTAGAGTTCCGGACTCATTTTCTTCGTCAAGCTCTAAAACGGCCATAGCAAAGTCGTCAGACGTTTCTGAATTACTGTAGTTGGGGTCAATAGCTAATACGTATTTCTTATTTGCGTCCCCCACTACTTTAACTACTGGGTGTTCTCCTAGCGGAACCGTTGCTTCTTCCATCTTTTGGGCTGAAAAGAATCCTCCGCTATCATCGCTAAAAATGGCCTCCAATTCTCGGTTAAACATCGAAGTAGACATTGTTCTACGCATGTCTTCAATGGCAGATTCTTCCATATATGCCTTAGGGGCAGCTCTATACGAAAGTCTAAAAACGCAGTGGTTAACCTCTTTAGAAGCCGGGTCTAAGATCGTATTGACGTACGGGACGTAATTATCTCTATAAAGCGATTCAAATTTAAAGCTTGCAGACGATAGACCTATAATCTTGTTGTTTGGATAAAATTGCTCAACATCTTCTGGAGACATTTGACCATTTTCAACAAGAAGTTGTTGGGCCTTCATAATCTGATCGTGCTTAGGTCCATCTTGACGCACCATCAAGAACGGCTTTAAGATAGAATCGATGATTTCCTTACTTACAACAAGTAATTCGTCTACAATTAGAACGTTAAAACGATATCCACGAACCTTTCCTAGCGGAATAGCTGTAATAGAAGAGTATCCTATTTCTACGTTCCAAGCGTCACTAGACTTAGACATAGGTTTTGTTATACACGTACGCAAGAACGCGCCATTCTTAGGGTGTGAAGCGAAGGTATCTATTTGCTTCATAATCGACTTGGATTGTCGAAATGTGCCGGATGCAATACCTATCTTAACTCCCGGATGGGCAATAGCGTACACTATACAGAATAGAGATATAACGAATGACTTAGAAAAACCCCGGCCAGCTACAACTAAACAGTAGTCCTTCAAGAAGAATGACCTTAGTAGAAGATCTTGAACTGGATCTAATTCTACTTTGGTCAGTAAATAGACCATGAAAGTTGGGTTGGCTAAACAGAACTTAGCAAACCATAGTTGAGCCTGCTTTTCAGTAAGAGTTCCTGCCACCTCTTCTAACTCGTCGTTAGTTGATTTTTTTCTTGGTTTAGCGTGAGGTCCGGGTGTCCACATATTATATTAAATTAAAGTCTTTTGCAAACTCTAGGTCTACATTACGTACATTCTCCTTTAACTGGAAAATTTTCTGAATAAGATTCATTGCGTGATTTCGTGAATCTGCGAATACAAACTGTACATTGTCGTAAGAGCTTAAAATAGATCTCATTACATAGAATATGTATTGACTATTTACAGATTGTTTAAAATTTTTGTTTGGTTTCCAATTGTTAGCGTTGTGAAATGAATCTTCTATAACAACTACAATGTAATAGTCTAGATCTTTAGCTCTATCCAACTCTCTTTTGAATCTATCTTTTCCTCCAGATAATGTTGAAACGAAATCAGAAAGACTTTTTCGTTCTACGAAAACTTCGCTATATAATTCCCCAGCTGTAGAATAATCTCCACAACTAAGCTTCATAACCTTTGCATTTTCGAATGGTAATGGGTTTTGTTCCCTTGTATCTACGATGATTTCTGGTTCTGTATCTGAGAAAATAAGAGCCGAAGCATAGTTATACTTAAGCTTGAAAATCTTTTTGAGTTCCTCATTTGCTTTTTCAACTCCTCCGAATATCGAAGAAATGCCATGCCACGAGGGAAGAAATAGAGTCTTTAACTCTAAATGAGACGGTATAAATTCAGTTCGTTTTTCAGAACATCTTTTTTGCAACTGCGAGACTATATATTGTTGGACTACTTCCGGTTCGTTATTAAAACACCATGAAGCTAAATTGCTTTTGTTATTAAAGTCTGTATTGAAATACTGATCGTAATTTTTGAAGCCAATTAGACTTCCATCTAACAGGTCGTATCTAGGAAAATGACTGTGGTAGTACGATTCTACATCTTCATGTTTTTTACCTATGTGAGAATGTAAACTTTTTAACGTTTCAAAGGATTGTCCACACGCCTGACAAATCATAAATTAAACACTTCTTCTTTACCCAACCCAAAGACTTCGACAAATAGATCTGGGAAATTGTCCAGTTCTTCAATTCTGTCTTTCACCTTTACCTCTGCGGCTCTTGCAAGTATCATCAGTCGTTTCCTATCTTTTTCATCTTTAACCATTTCAATAAAATTGGTTAAGCTATTATTGGATTCAACTTGCTTTTCTAGTTTCTTAATTCTATCTCCGCTCAAGGAGCGGGTCATTTTTAAGATGCGATCCAAGCATTGATTATAAGCCGTTGTCTTATCTTTTAGAGCTTCTGTTAATGTGATAGTGAACTTTCTACCCTCGTCGTCATCGGAAGTAGACTCTCTAAGCCTGTCATTGAGACTGGATATATGCTCTCTAATTTCCAGAAGGTTAACGTATTCCAAAGCCAGTTGGATGTATAAGTTTGTTTCGTCTGGAATTAAGTCTGGCTTATTATAGACAACTTTGACGAATTCCGTTTCAAAAACTTCTCTATGGCGTAAGTTTGTAAGGGCTGAAACAGTTTCTACAAAGCGAGGAGCTGCTAAGAATTTCTTAACGGCTGCAATACTATCCTTTTTCTTTGCGTCTAATTTGTTAATGTCAAATTTTGCAGAAAAATCAGAGCGATTTATCAGATTGACGATCTGCAAATCTGTTTTAGGCGGGTTATACCTTGTTGTAACTTTAACATCTCTTTCCTCCTCTTTGCCTTGAGCGATACCCGCCGCCTGCAACAAGTACGAAATTGGCCTAATAGATTTAACTGGCGGCTGGTCTGGAAATAGAGTAGACGCTATTTCATGGGGTGTCATAGTAGCCCCGTTATCAAAGATAAAGTCCAGTTCCTCTGTTGTGTAATTTGGCCATTCACCTCCACGCCACAACTTTTGCATGAACTTACGAACGTTCTTAAACTGTTCGGACTGTTCTATAAGTTGAGGGTCTCCAAATGCTTCTTGAGTAAGAGTAAGTAGGTGACTCTCTTTAGAGTTAATCTTACTCTCTAAAAAGATTTGTTGATCAAAATTTAAATGATATAATTGGTAATTGATAAGTCTATCTGCAACATTTTTGCATTTAGATTCGTCAGTTACGTTTAATTTTTCTACTAATAGCTCTCTAGTATTCATGTTCTGGATCAAATTCCGATATTTTTTTCTTAGCTATAGTTTGTAAATTTTTACGGATTGTTATTAATTGTCGTTTTGTAATCCCTTTCCCGTTAGTTTTTTTCAAGAATTCAATAATTTGTTCGTCAGTCCAATTATTTATATAAATTAATTTATAAAAATTCTGCATTTTAGCATTTAGAAATTGACATATAAAAATATGAAACTTAGGAATGCTAACTTCTAATTTAATAGAAGAAGATGGGTCGAAAGAATCCTTTTGTTCTAAAAAGGTAGTCGTATCTATAGAAATTGGAGTTTTTAATAAAAATTTATTTCTTTTCTTTTTAGACCATTTTTTAAAAGATGGGCATTGTCCGCATTTTATACCACTAGAAGTATAACCGCAAAACTCGCCACCTCTATCAAATGGGCAGGAGGCGCATGGAGGCGCATCTCTAGAATATCTATTTCTTACGGTATTCTTTATCTGATTTATTATTATTCTATTACACCAATGTTCAAACGGGCGGCTTTGATCCCATTGATTCCATTTTTTAAATATGTGTACTCTAATAGTCTGGGCTAAATCTTCAAACCCAAACCCTCCTATATCAGATAAATGCCACCTACTTCTATTTTTTTGTATTAATTCATTGATAGAATCAATCTTATCTTCAAAGTTAAGCATTTTCTATTGTATTATTTTTAGAAGAAAAGATACGGCTTTTCAATTCTTCTTTTGATATAGCTTTACGCTTTTCTCTTGTTGCATTTGGGTCTGTACCTAAAACTGAACCAATCTTTTCACAATTAGCGCTTTCTATATCTACTTTAGGTTGAATTTTTTTAAATTTATTACGAACAGAATTAGATAATGATGAACTTTCAAATTCATTTTCGTCTTCTTCGTCATCGTATTCTTCCCTAATGGAACGAGGTTTTTTTGACTTATTAACCTCTGGAACGTCTAACTCTACAGATATAGACGCAAACACATATGAGCATTTAATGCACTTTTCTGGCTTTTGGTATAAATATTTAATACCTGTGCCACACGATGGGCAATATATATTTGGCATAACTAAGTATTAATACAGTTGACGAGTTAAAATGTCTCTAACGTAAATAAGAATTATATGTAAAAATTCCGTATTTTATAGAAGATCCCGACGCCACTGGCAAGAAGGATGAAAAAGATCCGTGAATATTAAAGTTTGAAGCTCCAGAAGCCGATCCGGATGGTCTAAACGAATACAACGGGTTAGGTGTATTAAACCTATTTTTTACAAAACAGTTTGCAAAAATAGTATCTCCACCTAAATGAGAAATTAAACTGGCGTTTGGGTATAAATTTGAGTTGCGCGTATCCCATTTACATGCGTCAAAATAAATTTGTCCAGAAGTGATAATACCCCCTTCAAGAGTAGTATTATTAACAGTGGACAAACCTAATGAAACAAATTTTGGGTAAATACCTGAAAAATAACAATTGTTAAATTCAAAAGCTCCTGTTATTTTATACTTTGGATTAGCGAATGAAGTTTCAGTTGTAATAAAAGTGCAGTTATCACACACTGTTTTTTTACCAGAAGTTCCAGCTAATGTGAAAGTTGAAGATTCAACTGAAATATTTTCAAATTGAACACTTTCGCTTTTAACAGTTACATCATTAAATATTAGTCTTCCTCCGTATAACCCCTCTCCTAAAGTTCTAAATACTACATTGGCAGTTTGGTTTGTCGTGGTTTCTATTGTAAGGTTTTTGCCATTACAATTGAAATAATCAAATTCCACAACCACTTGTCCGCCGCTAATTAAAAATGCTCCGCTAGCTGCCCCGGCATCGACAAAAGCTCCATTCCCATATATTGTGAAAACTCCTGTATCATTATGTCCAGTAACATGTAACTTACCACTAGTTAAAAAATTTACTGTTGAATTTTTATGAAAATAAAATGTAACTCCATCTTTAAATAGATTAGAGTTTAAATCGTATGATCCGGGAAATACTTCTATAATATCATTTGAAGAAGCGCTTCCTAAAGCGCCAGACAAAGTTTTGTAAGGGTAATCTATAGTATATTTTTTTGCTGTAGAATCATTGCCATTTTGATTTACAAAAAGAGTGTTAGAAATTGAAACCCCTGAAGTTATTTTCAATATATTTACAGGATTTCCAGACCCAGCTTGTAGAAACAAATCTATATAACCAGACTGCCCGGTTTGTAAAAATAGAAAACCGTCGTTTTCTCTAATCGCTGGATTAACAGCTAGTAACGCAAAGTTTGCAGGTAGAGACATAAAATTTTACAACTATTTAAATATACACTCATTTTTTGGTGTATAAATAGTTGCATGGCAAATAAACACAAACCTGTGTCGGATTTAGCTTACAAAAAAGCTAAAAGGAGTCAAAAATCAAATCTTGATTTTAGCTTAGATATTCAAATTAGGGAAGATTTAACAGAGACTCAAAAGCAAATTATAGAAGCTGCCTTAGATAAAAAAACGCGATGTATTGTTATTGACGGTTCGGCTGGTACAGGAAAAAGCTGGACTACTATTTTATCAGCTTTATTGTTATTAAATTCAAATGCTGTAAAGGAAATAGTTTACTTGCGATCCTTAGTTCAGTCAAAAGATGGTCAAACTGGATTTTTAAAAGGTGATTTAGATGAAAAAACCTTTTATTACAATGAGGCTTTAAATCAAACTTTATCTGAGCTTATTGATACAGCTGAGATCAAAAGGTTGCATGATACAGATAAAATAAAGTGTTATCCAACTTCCATGTTGAGATCATACAATTTTCATGATGCAGCTGTGATTGCAGAGGAATGTCAAACTATGACATTTGACTCTATTTTTACAATCGCTACGCGCTTGGGTCCATATAGCAAGCTGTTCGTAATTGGAGATACAGTATATCAAAACGATCTTGGAAAATCGTCTGGATTTAAGCAATTTGTTGATATTTTTTGCTCTGATCCTGAAGCTTACGATGCCGGATTTCGTTGTTTTAAACTAACTAGCTCTCAAATTGTACGGAGCGAATTTGTAAAATTTATTGTGCAAAAAGTAGAATCTTTCCAAAAACAAAATGGAAGTTCACTGATCAATTAATTCTACCCAACTATCTAGTTTTACAGAATTTACCGGAATATTAACGCAGGGTCTTTTCCCTACGTAAGTAATATGTTCTATGCAGCGGACTCTTGGTTTTTTACTTGGTTTAAAAGTATTAGCTTTAAGTAGAAAAGGATTAAAACTACTATCGAAAGAAATGCTTACGATATAGTAAGGAGCTTTTCCTTCCTTTACTCTAATTTTAGCGAATCCGTGTAAAGATTTTACTAGAAAAGAAATATCTTTAGCAAGCTGTTCTGAACTACATTCGAAAGTAGTTTCCCCTCTATAACATTTGCCAAAAATATCCATGCACCCCCTGAGTAGAAGTTCTCTGTCTTCTTTGCGGGTGAATAAAAACTCGTCTGGAATTTGTCTAAGCTTTAAAGACGCAAACTGTTTATGTTTTTTTACATCTAATCTTAATAGATTTGGACTATCTTCATCGGGAGCTAACTCAAAATAATCACATGACATTTCGCGCAGACGAAGCGAATAATACTCCTTTGGAATTTTTTTTAAGTCAACTTTTGTAATTTTTTTAGTTTGAAGAGTATTATTTCTAACAGGAGTACAAAAAGCTAATCCCATAATATACGGGTCAACTATTTCTGATACAAAATCTATTGTTGGATATTTTAGTTTGTATTTAGAGCGAGTTCCATAAAAACAACTTTCTTCGTTCTTTTCAATTTTTTTAACTCTATCTTCTAACTGAATAAAAGTTCCTTGAGGGACTAAAATTGACGTTCCATCGTTAATAGTTAAAGAAAAACAGTCAGTTGATACAATTTTGCCTTGAGATAAATCTATGGCGTTAATTGGCCCACTTTCTCTTAAAATGGTGTTATAAGTATACAACAACATATTGTATATACATATACAACACTTCTTTGTTTCAAAAACTTATCGAAAAAGTGTATTATAAAGTATGCTCTCTGTAATTCAAGATTTTTTTCAGCAGATGGTGCTTAGCGAAAAGATAATATCTATTGTATTGGCTTTTTTTTCAATTCTTGCAGTTGGAAGAAAAGTAATATCTTTTTTGTGGAAACATATTTCAGAAACTAATGCTTCAGTGAAAAAATTTTTAAATTTAATTCCTAAATTAGAAAAATTTACCAATTCTTGCGATATAGAAACAATGGTTGGTATTTTAAATAGATTGGAAAACGGTCTATTTCATACGAATCAGAAGATCCAATCTATAATATTTAGTATGGGATTGGCATCATTCGAAACAGATAGGACTGGTAAGTATACATTTGTCAGCAAGCAGTGGATTGATTTAACAGGTCTTTCTATTAACGAGGCGACTGGAAATGGATGGATAAACGCTGTTCAAGAAGATTTTAGGAAAGAGGTTTTTTCCGAATGGGAGTCGTGTTTATTACAAAATCGTGAATTTAGAATGACTACTAAATTCGAAAAGTTAGATAGAGAGATATCTATAGTTGCTTGGCCAATTAGAAATTTAGACGGTTCGATAGAAAAATTTTTCGGTATACTAATTTAAGTGTGTATTATTAATAAAGGAGTAAGTTATGATTGTAAAATTTTTTGAAAAACTCTTTGGCGAAAACTGGAGAACAACTGCGTCTGGTTTGTTAGCTGGGTTATGCTCCTTTTTTGCTGTTAACATAGATCTTTTAGAACCTTTACCAGATTATTGGGAAAAATTTGCAAAGCAAGCTATTGCTTTTGCTATGGGCGCTGGAATTTTTCAGTTGGGAAGATCTAGTAGGGATAAAGTGGTCTCTCAAAAAGCTACGTCTGAATTAGAAGAGAAAATAAATGAGATCAAAAAAAATGAAAAATTTTAATCAAAACGTTTTAACTTTTATAATTTTAATTGGATGTTTTTTGCTTTTAGGATGTCAATCGACAGGATTCTATTCTAATTTAGAAAAAGCTACACCATATTTAAGAAGTTCTTCCGCTATTATTACCAGCTTAACTTTACAGGAAGCTGTGTCTGAAGATGACAGAAAAGAAAAAGCTAAAATTATTTTGAATATAGCTTCTGTAATCGAAGAGATGACGCAAAATGGCGAGGTTGATATATTAGTATTTGCCGATAAGATTTCAAATTCTCTACCCAATAAAAATCATTGGGATGAATTTGCGGCGTCACTCATTTTAATTTATGCCGATTTTAATGCGCAAGCTCAAAGCGTATTGGATGAAAACGATAGAAAACAAGTTTTGATTCAAGCATTAAATAAAATAGCTTCAGGCTGTAAACTAGCAGCTCAAAGAGCATTATGAAATTTAAAGAATGTATGCAATTTGTTTTAGGGTTATTTAAGGAGCTGTTAACACTATTGCGCATTTCGCAAGAAAAGAAACAGCGCGAAATAGAGTTGAAAAATACAGAAGACTTTAAAAAAGCTGCTGAAAATCAATCTGTAGTCACTCAAAAAGATAAAGACGAAGAAGTTATAGGCAGAGTTGTAAATTCGAAATCTGAAGAAGATAAGAAAGCTGCGCTAGATGAAATTAGACGAGTTATTGCGAAATGAAATCTGTTTACGTTCTCCCTGTTAGTATTTTAATATTAGCTAGTTGTCAATCTCCAACTAAAAAAATAGATACTTTTATTCCTCCGCCTGTAGTGGAAAAACAACCCAGTTGGGATGGATACGAACAAAATTCTGGATTAATAAATTATGAGGATGGAGTTGGTTTTATTATAACTCCAAATGCGGCTAAAAGATATATTTCATTGACAGAAAAATTTGGGGCTAAATTAACTCCACCTATATCAGTTGGAGAAGGGTTGAAGAAATATGAAGAAAATTATTCATTATCTCCCGAATATATGAGTGTATTTATGGAGGTTTCTCGTTTAAATAAAAATTAATTATGACCTTTCAATTGGGATCAAGTGGAGACGATATCAAAGCGATTCAGAGTTTTTTGAAATCCTTGGGATATACAATAGCTGTAAACGGAATCTTTGATGCTATCACAGATGTTTCTATTAAACTGTATCAAAAAGCTAAAAATATTACTATAGATGGTATTATTGGACCTCAAACTTTATCAAAGCTCATTGCAGATGGATTCGTATTGCCTTCTAACAGGGGTTTAGCTGTAGCATCTGATTTAACTAATAAATTTGCAGATAGGTTATTGTATCATTGTCTAGAATTTGAAAATGACTATGAAATAGTTAATAATACATCTTGGGATGACCCTGATATACCCGGAATTCAAAAGGATAAATCAGACAATTTGATTAAGTACATGCTTCAAATATCACCGTGGGGTCTTGGAGAACCTTATTGCGCAGCTGGTGTTGGAGCTATTATTCTCATGTCGTTAGAAGATTGTGATTTGCCAACAAATAAATTTAAATCTGTTTGGACGGCTCATGTAATGACAAATGTAAATCGTTTAAAACAGCATGGTGTCTTATCCATAGTCCCATCATTAAATAGTGTTTGGATGGCCAGATTTGGTGAAACGAGTAAGGGTCATACTGGCATTGTAATAGATATAAAAGGGGATCATATTATTACTATTGAGCCAAATACAATTCAAGAAGATACTGGAGATCCCAATAGACAGCGTACTGGAGATGGGTTTTATAGACGTAAATTTAATAAAAGGGGAAGGGGTCTTTTACAAACTCAAGGGTTCTTATCTTCTGAAAACATCTTAAAGTTTTTCGTTTCTTAATTTTTTAGTGTATTTTAAATCATGGATTATAAATATATTTCCAAATTTGCAATAAAAGCTGACTTGCAAGTAAATGATTTCGCAAAGGGGAGTTTTGTTAGTAAGGCTAGCCTTGGTTTAGACGAATTAAGATCTTTATTACCAAGTAATGATGAGATAGAAAACAACCCTGATATTTTATACACATGTTTTAACGCCGCAGTTGTTAATTTAATAAATCTGAATGGCGATGGCATTACAACCGAAGGAGCTAAAAAGTTGGTAGCTTCATGCAAAATGAAGCCTATGAACATTGAGCATTATAGAGGAGATGTGG